GCACCTTGAAATCTATGGAAAGAAAAATCTTCAGCTGCTGCACAAGCGTGTTCAACAACTCGAGAATCTCCAACTTCCATGGGTCCATAATCTACTATGAAGTTTGCACTAGATGCTAACTCAAGTGGCAAATTATCTTGAATGTATGTGAATGGAACATCATATGCGGCATTGGTAGGAATCATTAAAACAGAATTAAAAAAAGGAACTTCAAATTCCACAATCCTATTAATGCTTAAATCATAATTATTATATGCACTGAGAAGACCTCTGCCAGTGCTAGCGAAATTAAAAGTGTTCGTGGAATTAGTATTTAATTGCCATCGTGTTCCCGACGAATTTACTTCATACCCATTAGTAACCATCGCAGATGCATTAGTTAGGTCACCATGAAATGTAAGCTTATGTCGCATTCCACCTTTTTGGAAAAGAAAAGCACGCCTAAGGCGATCATAGTGTGAATAATTATATCTGGTATCAGAGGTTATACTATCAAACAATCTCTCAGGAACTGTATTACCAGATACTGTTATGGAGTTATTAACGTTAAAAATTGGATACATATCAGCAAATATTTCGAATATTGCGTTATCTGTACTATTAGTAATTTTGTTAAATTTGTATGCTCCATTAGAAAATGTGCGTTTTAGTAGAGTTCTAAAGGAAACTATAGTTTCCCCTATGTATGATTTATAGACATCATCATGACTACTAGCTGTTTTATTAATTAGTATGGAATCAGCATGCGTCACAACTCCCTGTCCATTATTAGTTTGCTTGGCATAAGGTTGAAATGAATTATTCACGGTCTTTGATTGAGATTCTAAGCGACGTGATCCAGCAACCAACTCGTTATCTCTGAAAAAGTTAGTGGGGCCTGAAAAAGTCATATTGTTAGATTTAACGTACACGTTAATACTAATGATATCATTATCTCCTGCGATACTTGGAGTTGTAAGTTGAGTAAATGGTGTTATACATAGAAAACCATTCATAGACGCAGGATTAACAGAGTCACTAGAAAAATCTCTTATAGAATTAGGTTTAATTGTGGTATCAGAAACGAAACCAACTGTTATTTCTATATCTCTCTTTTCTTCAAGATCTAAATAATATGCATACTGCATATTAAATTCCTGAGGGTTAGAATTTGAGAGATTTGTAAGATTTGACTGTAAGACATTTGGTTCCCAAAAGAATAGCAATTTACCTCTGTGGAACTGGCTAGCGACAATCTCAAATCTATAAGTGATGTCTCCTCGCCAATATTTAAAGAAAGTGGAAGCAAATCCTAATGGAGAACACTGCATTCCATCAGCTACTGGTGAATTAGTTGCACCAGGAGTAACAGGTATTCTAAAAATAGTACTTTCACCTGGAACATCAGTAACATTCCAATCAAAATTAGTGAGAAAAGCTTCTTTGGAGCATATGGTAGATATAGCCATTTCGTCTTTTTCTGGAGCCATACCAGGAAGAGAAACAGATAATTCTTGTTTTTCATCAAGAGTAAGTTTTTGGACCATATCATATCCATTAGTAACAGAAAAATTGGTTGCGGCAATTGGTTTAACGAAATTTATACCTCTAATGTCTGGTACTTTTGAAAAGCCAAACATTCTGCTTATCTTAGCTGCACCACCAAACATGGTCGATGTAGCAGTAGCCACTCCACCTAAGACAGGAACAGCATTAAGTTTTCCTACTAAATTACTTGCTGCAGAAGCAATTTTAGTGACAGGTCCTGCATCAGCATATTCATCATCGACATAGTCATCTCCTACTTTAGCAACATTATTTAAAATTTTATTATTATTAACTTTGTTACGAAAAGAATCAAAACCACTTTTGACTTCTTCAGATTGAGAAACAGCCATTTTAGTAGCCGTTGACGGTCCTAGTTCTACATTTTCTACCCAAGCATAAACTTGAACTGGAACATTGGATGCAAAATCATTATTTGCAACCTTAATTGGATTAACGTAAGACATAAGAACGTTAGTAGCACCGACAAAATCACGAAAACTTGAGCCGTCAGCGACTTCATCAGGGTCATCATCACCAATAACCCAAGATGGTTTTATGCTAATAAAGGGTATTGACATTTCAATATTATTATCGACTCCTATCTTAGCGAAAACTGCTTCGGGAGATTGAGATAAGTAATTAACAAAAGCATTTGTATCTTGTCTATCAGCCAATCCATTAAGTTTATTATGTATATGAGCAAGCAAAACTGAATTCGTGCTTGGGAATGGTTGGTTTGATATGACAATAGTACCATAATGATAACGAGTAGAATTGAACACAAATCTGAGTCTCATATCTCCACGAAAATAGAAGTAATTTTTTAATTTTGATCTGACTCCTGGATTTTTACTCCACTCATCCCAAGGATCAAATGTTTTATCATCCAAAAAATCTAAATTATTTAATGTAAGAACAGTTTGAAAAATCTTGACTGGTCTCTTAAAGAAATTATCTAATGATAAATTGAAGTCAACGCCTCCATCAACCATGGAAAAATCGGAATGTTTCTCGGTAACATCCACTTCCTCATCCATGATAACATTCTCAACTTCTTCAGACTGAGAAAGAATAAACTTTCTCCTAGCTGAAATAAGTCTTGAACGTACGCGCATAGCATATAAGTAAGAATTAACGTAATGTTTATTTTTAATATCCATGTACGTAGAAAACATCCTTCTCGTCTTTCTGAGATAAACCTCTATCTCATCAAGGGTCATTTCATTAATTTCTTCTTTTGTGTCCTCAGCTTTTAAACCAAGAGGACTTAGGTTTGTTAGATCTTTATACTCATCTCTGAGATCATTATATTTAAAATTAGCAACTCGATATTTTCGACTAGTGGGTGAGTCAACCCAAAAGTCTATGGACACATAAATCTGGTTTACCTCGCATCGTCTGCGATCAGCGCCTGATATTATGATAGTAAGAGTAAATACCCCTCTGATTTCCACAGATTACCTGTAACTAGATACACTTAATGTCCAATAAAATGCATATTCTAGCCAGTAAATTCATCCGTGATAGTCTTTTTCTCTAGGAAGAGAAAAACCTTTAAAAGAAACAATAAATAAAGAAACAAAAATAAATATTTTTATGAGCTTTATAATTTTATATTTTTTTTTTTTTTTTTTTTTTATTTATAATGAGCTAACAATAGCTTCAATATGAACCAAATATCTCATATATATTGAAACTAAAAAAACAAAAAATATTAAATACAAAATATTTATTATAATTATAATTATGGGAATTGGATCAATACCTTGTGAATTAACTACTTTATAGTAAATATCAGCAACCAGTTCAGGCAATTCTTTAGCAGAATTAAAAGCAGTTAACACTAAAGTATTAACTCCAGGATACATGAAACAAATTCCATAAATAAAGCCTAAAAAGAATCGTAAGAAAAGATTAGAAGTTTCAATATAATAACCTAGTCCAATATTTAAAATAATGGAACACAAGGTAGTGTGGTGTATGTAATCTTCTCGAATATAAAATCTTTCTAAATGATTAGTATGCCTATAAAATTGAACTCTATGACACAACCTTACTATCCTATCCGACAAGTTCTCATCTTCAACTTCTCCACTTTGAGAATTTAGAAAAGATTCGTCACTTAAAACAGTAGATGAACTTAATTCCGCCAGACCAAAATAAAGATTTATAAATCTAAAGTCGGGATCGTTAGTTTTCTCAACAAAAGTTAGTACTTTAGTGTCATAACACATATGGAGTATGTAAAACTGCCTAGTATATATGAATTGGGGAACACAACTACCGCTACGATAGTCACATATACTCATCTCAAGTTCTTCATGTCTGTCAGATGTGTAAGCATATATATCATAAATTGATATACTATCATCAAGATCAACAGTTTGCAAAATACCTGACGTATCAACATTTAATCTAACATGAGATTGAGACTTAATATCAGTCGGTTCACTAAGGCTATTGAGTATCTTATGATAAGTTGGAAATTGAGAAGTTATACTATGTTCACTGAAATTAAATTTTTTAACCGCGACTTGGACAAATCTATTTCTGTAAGAATTATAATCATCCTCATCATCACACCAAAAAAATAACTCACGTAACACAGATGTCATAGTTTCGATTGTTTGTACATCAATTGAAACTTCTGAGCTGGGTAAATTCCAACTTAAAGATTTAACCATGCTTTCTTTATCAAGACAAGCCGCATATCTTTTAAGTCCTTTATGATAACGAAAGGTTCTCTTAAGAAATGACACTTCGCTTTCATCAAGAAATTTTTCAGATATTTCACCTTTTAATGGTAAAGTAAAATCCATACCATAAACTTCTTCACAGAACCTTTTATATGTCAAATTGTTAAAATGATCCTTAAGACAATCTGCAACAGAACCTATATTATCGTCGCCATAAATTAATATATAAGTTAGACGAAAGAAATCTAAAGGTTCAAATTCTGTCGTAGTATTAAATTTGTCATTGAGACCAATGTTTGTACACATAATACAAAACGCATAAAATAAAAGATACAATCCTCGTAAAGAATTGTCTTCAGCTGTTGCATACTTACCAGAAGGTTGAAAACCTGGCACTTGTATAAAAGCACCATCTACCATAAGCAACGGAAATAAATTATCGCTTAAAATACCTCTAACAATCTTCATAGAGTATTCATTGTAGCCTCTAGCATGCAGAAAACGACATATAATGTCATTACATTGGTAACCAATATCTACCGGCATTGAGGTATCATAACCTCCATAATCTCCACCAAAGAAATTATTGGAAAGAGACCATATTCTTGTTCTCATTTCATGCGCTATCGTACCATGCATATTGGCACCTATAGCTGTTCTGAAGACATCACCATCTGATATCATCATAGTATAAAAAGGAAGTAAGTACATTCTGTTTACTAAAGTTTCTGGATATCCAGACATAGCGAAAACTCTTGTGCTACCTTTATCAACTTTCTCTCTAGGCCGGGGTTCATCCTTGAGCTGAGCTCCTAATATATTAAGAGCAGTTTCAGAACGTTGATAAGAGTCTATTATTTCAAGAACCTGTTCTATTATAGAGAAATCTGGTTCAACTGCATCACATTTCCATTCTTGAGGCGAATCACTCAAATAATTTCTTTTCTTTCCAGGGAAAGAATAACCACCAGATGTTGAATTCTTCATAGATCTAATATAGAAATTGAATGGATAACCATTTTGAGCAACTGATAATGTAAAAGGAGACAATTTTTCATCTGAAGTGTTATCAAGAAAATAATTAAGTAAAATATTACTGACTATTTCACAATTTTCAACTGGTAGATATTTCTTTTCTTTGGTTAATTTTCGCAACCAGATATTATAAGGTCCGTGAGTACCATTAATGCACTTACGACCCATCTTAGGTGCGTCAAATTTAAGAATCTTAGAACTAATGTAGGGTGAAATGTTAATAAGATATTCAATTTCGTTAACTATGGAAGACAATTTAAGAGTAGATCTTGGTTTCACAACTTTGAGTGGCTGCAAACCCCCAAGAACATGAAATCCAAATGTTCCTTCATAGTACAATGGAGAACCAGGTGAGACAGGACCAAGACTTTGGCCTTTAGGCATACGTATAGCACCCTCACTATAGATTTCAAAACCAACTTCACGAGGTATATGAGTTAAAACGTCAGAAGTAAAAGTTGTAGCATATCCGTAGTCATCATCACCAGCAGAATGAATACCAACCAGAAAGGTCTGATTATTCACAATAGCGATCAATGGATTACCACAATCACCAGCTTTATAGTAACCTGGATATTTAAGATAAGTTGGTAAAGTAAATGTATGCGGTCTGCTACCACCAGAACCTACCTTCCTGCCTTCTATGCTTCTAATGAGAGAGCCTGAAACTTCACCAGTATTCCAATCAAGTTTCTGGAAATCAATTCCAACTTTCAGAAGGTCACTACATAATGAGAAACGTATATCTTTAAAAGAAGAACGTCTACTACGTATGAGAGATAGGTCGTTAGGTAATTTTATGATATCATTCTTATTATAAGAAAATTTATAACTGTCAACTAGGACCTTTGGGTTTCTGGATACTTCAAAGCTCACTGCATCATAAATAGCATGTGAGTTAATAATAGCCCAATCACCGAAAAGTCCGAGCATATTAGTTCTAGTTATTGTACCACGATCATTTGTAACGTGAACATAACGCCTATTTTTAATAACAGTATTGAATACTTCTAAGGGCTTGTTATAATTACGCTTATCTGATATAACCCGAGGAACAAAATGTTCAACAATATCATAATCTTTATCTGAATCTAACTTTGTTTTAGGTTTTGGTAACCTAACACTTGATTTAGATTCGACTTCAGACAATTTAGATTTATAATTATCTTCAGTATAATCACCTGAAGAATCCACATAATCACTCTGGCTTCTAAGAAAGGAAGCGCCAGTCAAACACAATCGTGCAGCACCAAAAACAATAGGTGCTGCAATGCAAATTGAAGTTAAAACTTTAATCTCTTTACTATATTTTCTTGTTAACCTCCATTTATACGCTCGCCAAGCCAACGACTCAAAACTAGCACATATGAAAGTGTATAAAGCACCTTGAAAAAGGTAGGAATATACATATAGTAACAAATAATAAATATTATCAATTAAGGTTAATAAAAAGTGAAATGAAAGAACGTAATAGACAATTGAAGTCAAATTAATGTCTATATCAACATTAGATTGTGATTTAAGATAAGTATCAATTGGTTCATTAAGCATTCTCATGTAATGCTCATTTTGAGTAAAATGTTTGTCCATTTTGTCATCAATTATCTTAGTGAGTTCAAAAATGTCTACACCTGTACCCAACTGTATTTCGGTAGATTGCTTTGAGTCCCTTGGAATTTGTAATTTAACATTAAATGTCCACAAATCCATAGGGTTATCATCATATCCAATTTTCGTTGGATCAAGAGCTACACCTCCATCAACTCTAAATTTAGTTTTGACAATAGGTTCAACAAATATGAATCTGCGCAAAACAGCAGCAGGATTTGATTGAGTGTACTCGACATTCATTTTCTCATTGTTAGTATCAACAACTACCATCTTAGGATGAGCGTAAACTCTCCCTTTAGATTCAAGTTCAGCTATATTAACAGGATAAGGTGCTGAGTCTACTATACTCAACAATTCATTAAGAACAACACTACCTTTACTTGCAACTATACTCGAAGCTTCTGAACCCACTTCAGGTATATGTATAATTGGCTGGGCAACAGGATCGTATCCATCCCAATGAGTCACATCAACATTCCTAGTAAAGACTAAATCATCAGACCATTCAAGATCTAAATACCTAGCCAACAATTTATAAAAATGCACAAGAAGAGAACTCTTACCAATCTGAGGTGTACCATGAATCACAATTGCGAAAGGTGGTGACCTTTTAGATGCCATAACTCTTGAATAAAGTTCAGCATGAATTTTCTTAAGTTGATTATGTTTAGTTCTAAAAAGCATATCATGCTTAAATGCGACTAACATTGCATCACCTTTACTAATACATGAAGATAAGCTTATCATAAATTTATCAAAAGGTATTCTATACTTCATAGATTCTATTTCATGAAAATTTTCAGACTTACCGAAGTATATATTGTCATAATGATTGATCAAATCTATGGCTTTATCAAGAAATTCTGCTTTAGGATCTTCATCAAAAAGAACAGCTTTTAGAGAACCAGCCTTAATAGCCTTATGAACAGTTACAAACATATCCTCTACACTACGAAGAATATTACGTAGAGCTTCAAGAGGGGTAGGAACTTTGTCCATCTTACCTAAATGTTTAGTAACTGTCTTATAAAATGGATAAGGAAAGAATTCTAAACTAACTATATTAAGAATAAGGGATTTGATAGACAAAAACAAATTGCTATCAAGAAAAGCAGTTAAAAAATCAGAATATCTATTATTCCTTCCAGGCTCATAATCGGCTTGCGCCTTTAATGGCATGCAACGCTTAGCTGTATCATAAAATTCAGCTAAAAGTCTAGCGACTCTTTCTTGAGTCTTTTGATTTATTACATTAGAAATAATGTATGCTCCAGCAAATATAACATCATTGATAGATGTTCTAGTTGCTAAAACGTATAGGAAATACAAAATATGTTTGATGTATTTCGTAAGTGAAGAAACAGCTTCAATGTTAGATTGTATTAAACTTTTACACGATTGTTTAATAAAATCATCTAGTTGTGTTATAAAAGATAAGAAATCATTACCATAACGATTCTCATCAAATTTATTACACCAACTGGGATAATTATCTTCACTATTAATTGCAAAATAAGTTCTTTCATTACCTTGTTTAAAAAAGTAATTAAAAAACCACTTAACCCATTTGAATAAACGGGTTCTTCTAGCATCCTCACCTTCTTTGAGGATGGCACTTTGAGAGACCAAAGTCTCTTTTTCATTTTCGTATTCATTGGCTTCAACACGTTTACCGATATAATATTTTGAAAAACTTGTCATATTTGTTTGGTAAAAACGGGGGTTGAATTAATTTGAGGATTAAATAAACGAAGATGTTGTGATTAATACTATACTTCTAAAACTGGAGATATGTGCAAGATGGTTATTATTGTTTTCAAACGTGCAACCATACTGCCACATCACTTAGAAATAGTATTATATTACTTTAAGAATATTAATATAATTCATTCCGACACACGCTATACCTTTTCCGGAGGAATAACCGTGGGCTCGCAGCTACTTACGAGGAATAAACTCCACTCTTTTCGCAGCTTACGAGAGCACAGTCTCGTTTACTCCTAGCTATCCAATATGTCGTAAACTTCATATAAAAATACTCGAATTTCATATAATATTACTTAAAAATGCTTACACATTAGAGAGTAAGTAAAATATATCAATCAACTGGAATATAATTTATTTAAACATTAAAGATACAGATTTGAACAGTAATTCAAGCTGTTCAAAAATACCTGACAAGGGTTTAATAAATAATAGGGTTTGATTGTATCGTAAATCAACGGGAAAGTTATCTTAGAAAAATCTAGCGAAATACTAGCACCCTCTTAGTGGAAATATGCAATAACATAGTCCACGAGGTGAAAATAATGTATTAAGATATAGTAAATTAACTAAGAGCTTCCAAACTCTTTGAAATCGGCGCC